GAACTCCTTCAGGGAGTACTCCATGTTCCAGATCTTCTCAAGCTCCTTGTCGTTTCCGTCGAGGAACTGCGAAGCATTGTCAAACTCCGACTTGTCGTAGTTGACATACCCTTGGACGGTTCGGATCTTGAGCTTGAAGTTCGCACCGCCCCAGAAGTCAAACGGATTCATGGGCGACTCGTCCTCAAACTGAGGCTTCATCTTCTCACTGATCTTGTCAAAGATCTTCTTTCCGAACTTGTAGAGGAAGACCTTGCCCTCGTTCTGCTTGTTGGCAGGATCCGACACGACATAGATGTTGGAGATGTAGCTCAACTTGCGCTTTCGCTGACGAGCAATGTCCTTGTCGGACTCAACTCCACTGTTCCACAACTCGTTGTTTGCCTCGCATACGGGGCAAGGAAGTCCGAGGGTGGTCGGGCAGTTCTCGATGAACCATCCTCCCTTTCCTTGGAATCCGTGACTGAACATGCGTGCCCACGGAAGATCCTCGTTCTGGGGCGCGGGAAGGAAGCGAATCACCGCGAATCCATTCCCAGTCTTGTCCCGCTCTGGGGACCAGAATCGGTCGTCCTTGTAGGACTCCGAACCCTTGCTGATCTTTTCGATCTCCTTTGAGATCGCGTCAATGTTTGCTTGCGACTTCTTCTTCAACTGACCAAAATTACTCATTTTCGTCTCCTTGTTTGCGATGTGTGCGATGTATCCAAAGTATCAAAGTATATCACGCTGCCGAACCTTGTCAACCACCATTCTCGAAAATTTCCTCCTTCTCTCCGAATCCAACGACAGGAATCCTTCGTACTTCCTGTATCTGTTTCCGACCTCCGACCATATGGGATCATTGGATAGATCCTCGTCCCATCTGGGCAGGAAGTTGACCAGCAGGTTCAGGATGGAGAAGGTCTCAGCAGACACCTCCCTTCTCAACAGGAACTTCAACAGTATGGGGTGATCTCCGTCACGACAACGGAATAGATCGTCAAACTTGAACTTGTTCTCCTCAAGGAAGTCGAGCAGTCGATCGCATTCCTCCTTGAAGACATATTCCAGGCTCTCGGTCCTCTTCTTCCAAGTGAAGTATACCTCCTCCGCGTCGGAGGAGAAGAAGTCACCTATCCAGAAGTGGTTGTTGTCCAAGAGGTTAGCAACTATCAGGCCCACCAGTTCTTGCTTCTTGTGCTTCTTTGCCAGTTTCTCAAAGAAGATTCGGTCGGTCCTAGACAAGTAGGTGTTGACCTTTATCTTCTTGGTGCCATACTTGAAGAAGTCATAGGACTTGGTGTTGAAGTGACTCTTCAGGGCGATGTACAGGCAATATGCATCGTAACCAGATATCTTCTCGTTGTTCTCCATGACGAACATCCGACACCTCACTTGAATGGTAATCGCTTTTGCTTCTTGTCCTTCGGTATCAGGTTTAGGTCTTGACCCTCCACCTTCAACCTCTCCTTCATCGCTTTCGGAAGGAACTTTCCCACACTGGAGGGATCTATGCCATGCTTCTCGCATACATCTATGACCGCCTCTATGTAGGTGGTGTTCCCTCTGCTCACGATCCTCTCAACTTCATCCGAGAATCTCTTTTGCAGATTAAGAATTGAACCCATTCAATACTCCTCTTTTCTTCAATTCCTCCCTCGTCTCCTCTAGCAAGGAGTGGGATGCGAACAAGTCCTCGTTCTTGGTGATGTCCATCCAATAATTGTTGATCGTCTCCCTCAACGAAGGGACATACCTTCGGCAGTCCTTGACGAACAACTGATTCGTCCCATCATCGCAGGATATGATGACCACGATCTGGTCAATTCTTTCCCCTGTCCGTTCCTTCCACATGATGCTGTAGCAAGTCGCCTGCTCAAAGTAGTTGGTTATCCAAGATTCCTTCTTTGGTTTAGTGGAGCCCTTGAAGTCAATGACGGACAACTTTCCATCAAATTCAGCGATGCAATCCACGCGACCCGCGAGTCCTAGGACATCGGACCAAAGAGGAACCTCCAACGCACGGATGTTTGATATCTTGTCAAGATCCGACTTGACCTGAAAGAAGTGACGCTTCTCCGCGAGGTTGAACTTCTCCAAGAACTTCTCGTCGTTTCGGAGGTACTTCTCAATCATCTCATGGAGATTGTTTCCCCTGTTCTGGCAATATTCAAGGACTCTTTGATTCTCCTCCTTCTTTCGCCAGTTCTCAAAGAACGCCTTCTTCGCGTGCCCCGTCACGGTCGTGACGGAGGGATACCACTTCCCCGATTTCAGGGGAGACTCATAGAATCTTCCCACGCTCGTCTCGAGCACCTTCATGTCCTGTGGGACGAAGTTGGTGTTCACATGGATGAATGGCACGGATCAATAATCCCGAATGGTGCTTCTTGGGTGTGCTTGCTTTATCTTTGACATGACCTCTCGGAACCCCTGATCCGGTCTCTTCAGACCCATCTTGTGGGGTTCACTCATGATCGGTTGTCCGATCACTTGGTCCACGCACTTCTTTTCCTTGCATTGAGGACACGGGGAATTGCAGGGCTTCTTCCTGTTCTTGACCAACTGCATCTCGTCCCATGAATGCCCACACTTGCTGCACTTGTAGTCATATAATGGCATGGAATCCTCACGGGCTATTTATAACGAATTCTTGTGGATTGCAAATATTTTTCTCCAAAAACCAAGAAGGAATTTTTGACGATTTCCAAGTTGCAATACGAAATTTCTCATGAATATAGTAATTCCTATATGCGACCACCGCATCCGAATCTCTATATTTCTCTGGCATCGCCTGAGCAAAGGGTGTCACTTTGTCGGACTGATTGATGTTCTTGGGAGGATTGTCGTAGCACCACTGGATCAACTTCTGGCAAGCATGAGTTCTTCCGTATCTTCGGGTATACTCAAGGCAAAGTTCAATCCCATGAATGCATAACCACTTGTGGTTGCCCAAGGTCTGTCTTCCCCATATGGTGCATGGGTGGTTCATCATCGTTGCTTTGTATAGGATGTTCTCACGATCATCCTCAAAGACATACTTCTTCCTGTTCTTCTCGGTCAGGACGACCTTGCCATCCAGAATCCTCTGGTTGGTTGAGAGCATCTGCGCTGTCTCAAGAGGCATCTTCACCACATGCTTGTCCAACAAGGATCTCGCCGATTCAATCGGATCTCGGTCAACAACGAATATGTTCATGGAGCATCTCCAATGTATTCATGCGAGTAGCATACCCTGTGTGCCAATTCTACCTTGCACGGGTCCCATTTTCCACTCAATCTGTCGGAAAGACAGTCGTTTCTGCTGATTCCGTTCTTGCTAGTAGGCTTCCAACGAGGACTGTTGTTGCGATACTCACCCAACTTGATGTTTGCCGTCTTTGAGAAGAACCTCTTTCCTTTGACCAGAAGCATCTCACCCATCGCTTCCGACATGGCGTTTCCCAGACCCAATCCCTGATGGTCGCAGAGGACCACCAGACGATGCTCCCTCCACGCATTCCTCATGGTTCCACTCGGAAGAGCAAGGACGGACTCAAAGGCAACTGGATTGCCCTCCCAATATCCGACATAGCACCTCGCAGCGATGTTGAGTTGCTCACTGAGGTAGTGATGCTTCTTGAACAAGTTCCAAAAGGCAATCTTCTTCTCCTTTGGGATCTCGTATATCTCAAGTTCTATCTTTGGTCTAGTAAATCTCAATCTTGGCAACCCTCTTGAGGGAGGAGCGAATCTCTTGATTATGTATGTCGTTTGAATCACAATCAAAGACCCAATCTGGTTCCAACCAATCGAGTATGTCGCGGTGACATGTGGAGAGCACTATTCCCTCCAATCCCTTCTTTCGGATGTATTTTGAAAGACTCACGGAGAGGGACTTCGCCGTCTCCCTATTGACCACGCTCGTGAACTCGTCTATGATGCAGTGATCCGCAAGTATCCTTGCTACATGAGCACGATACTTCTCACCGTTTGACAGGACATGATAGGGCTTGCAGAGGGTGGGGATGGACGATATTCCAGAAGCAAACAACTTCTCCAAAGCGACCTCTGGTGTGTCGAAGTGAGAAACGATTGCTTTGCTAGGATTCCATTCGACGACTGGTTCAACATGACCAAAGTGATGCTTCAATATCTGGGACTTCCCACTTCCACTTGACCCCACTATCACACCGATGTTGAACTTATCCTTGGGTCTTGAGAAGTTAGGTAGTTCAAAGAAGGACCTCCCGTCAAACTTGTAGTCAAACGCGGAGGACACCTTGTCCGTGAACTCGTCTGGTGTGATGTTGACTTCTATTCTGGTCATGGTGGAGAAGAAGGATGGCGCTGCTTGCCACCATCCCTTCCCTTCTTCCTGGGCGACTTCTTCTTCTTCTTTTTCCTTCCGAAGATGGCATCCCATCCTCTTGACCACTTGTCGTAGTCAAGTCTTCGGTAGGTGTCACCCTTTCCCGCTCCGTGGACGCCTTCCATCAGGAGATGTATCCGATGTCCCTTGCCTTGTACCAAGACACCTCGGTGAAGGACGCATTCGTGTCCTCCGTGGTGTTCCAAGTCTCCATGACCTGAACCTGTGGTCCCCAGATGTTGTCGTTCATGACATTCACGACCGTAGCCATCTTGTTGTCCTTCGGGATGATGGTCACGGAACCCAAGGACATGATGTCCTCACACGAAAGTTGCGAGCAGTTCAAGTTGTTCTTTCCTTTCATTCTGTTCTCCAAAATAATCTTTTGTGGACACTTGTAACTCGACATGAAGGAAGTATACTATGTACATCGTCGTTGTCAAGGAACCACTCAAGAAAATCCTGAGCAACATTCCTCGCCGCATACATAATACTTCGGAGGATATTTAGACCATCATGGCAAAGAAGTCAAAGAAAAACATCGAAGACCATCATTGGGGCGAGGAGCCGACTTGGGAGGGCCTCACCGAGGAACAGGCAAATAGCAAGTATGCTTTTGCTCTGAATTGGTACAACTACATGGCGTCCGATTCGGAGAAGAAGAAGTGGGTACTTGAGTATGCCAAGAAGAAGAAGATGAAGGAGGAGGTCATTCGAAAGTTGACCTCCCTTGATCCCAAGAAGTTCTCCATCGGATACAACGAGGTCTCCGAGGACGACCTAGGAATGGATACTGGAATCTACGCACGGTTGATTTGTCAAGGCGCACCAGTTCCGAAGGAAAGGGAACTCAAGCTGAAGAAATGCTTGGTACACTTGGTCTCCTCCAAGAGTGCGGACGATTCGGGCGCTTCCCACGATTCACCCAACATTCAGGATCACATCCGAAACAAAGCGGCCGGGATCCTCGCCGACATCCTGAATGTTGAGGAAAGAATGATCCATTCCCACTTCAAGGAGAGTGGAGGAGACGCCATTGACATCGTCAAGAGGGAGGAGACGAAGGGAATCCATTGCAAGTACATCAAGGACGAACTCTCCAAGACACTGAATGAGATTGAGCTTTCCGCAAAGGACAAGGAACTGAAGGAAGCATACTCCTCATATTCAAAGCAAGAACTGAAGAAGTATGTTGCTTGGTTGAAGGAGGTCATCAACGAGTGCGAACTCAAGATGATGAACGTCAGTCGCACCCGCAAGCCTCGAAAGAAGAAGGTGAAGTCAGCTGAGCAGATTGCTAGGAAGGCACAGATTCAGGAGTCGTTCTCGGAACTTGGACTCAAGTCCATGCCTGCTTCCTCAATCGTAAACTCTTACTGCGTCGTACTTTACAATACCCACACTAGGGAACTTCAGATGATACAGTCCTTCCCTGGTCAGGAGTTGACCATCAAGGGGACCACCATCCTCAATTTTGACCCATCCAAGTCGGTCAAGAAGAAGGTCCGCAAGCCAGAGGTCATCAAGTCAAACTTCTCCAAGAAGTTGCCAATCACCAAAGTAAAAGCACTGATTGAGAATATCAAGACAAAGTCGTCCTCCCCGAATGGCAGGTTGAATAAATATACCATGATCCTGAGTACATTTTGATCATAGGAGTATTTGAATGCCTACATTCATGTTGACGGAGATCTTGGAGAAGACCAACCAACTTCTTGAAGCAAAGGATAAGCAAAAAGCAAAGCAATACCTGATCAACAACAAGACACCGATGTTGAAGTTGTTGTTCAAGTATCTCTTGGACAAGGATGTGTCCTTCTATCGGAAGGATTGTCCGCAGTTCACACCAGACGACTCGGCAAGAGGTGCTTCGGTTTCCATCCTAGAACAAGAACTCAAGAGGTTCTACATATTTGAAGCTAATTATGACAAGTGTTCCTTGGAGAGAAAGGACCAACTATTGGTACAGATCCTTGAGATGTTGAAGGAGGAGGAAGCTTTGTTGGTCTGCAACCTTATTCAGAGGAAGAATCCATACAAGAAGATAACGAAGCAATTCGTCTTGGAGGTATTTCCCGAGATGAGCGAGGCAAAGTGATGTCAAAGACCAATCATGAGCGCGGGGACAAGGAAGAAAAGTTCCGCGAGGAAATTCACAAGAAGAGAAGGTCGCATATCGACATTCTCAATTCATACAGGACCGGAGACTACGAGGAAGAGGACTTCTACTATGAACAAAGAGAAAAGTTCAGGGACAGTAAAAAAGGAAAGTACTAAGACGAATCCCGATGAGTCTTGGGATCTTGAGGATGATGTTCATGTCGAAGAAGAGAAGACCAATCAGTCAAAGTGACTGATAACCTATAGCACAATACTTCGCTAGGTAGTAGGAGTCAACGATGTCCGATATCGGATTGTCGGACTCCTTTAATTTTGGATTGACGAAGTTCTTGATGTCAATCCCCGTCTCCTTGAGGAAGCTCTCGTACATCTCGTCCTTCGAAGAGTTTCCCTTGCCAGAAGCAAACTTCTTCAATACTGTTGGTGGAACTGTATCATAAGGAGTCTCGTTCACATAGAGTTCATGTTTGAGTATTCCGCAGTTCTCTGCGATATGAAACACTCTTCCTTTTGAGCCCATGCTATAGTCCTCAACCATGACCATGGCACTTCCGTTCACCTTGTCAAAAGCCCAAGAAGCTATGTTCTTGTACCTCTGTATTGGATTGCGCCATTCCTTGAACAACTCGGCATGAATCCTACCTTCAAAGAACATGTTGTTGCCAAGACTCTTTATTCCAGAAAGAAAATACCACTTGCAGTCTCTTGCGTTGAACTTCGAAAGTATTCCATCATAGACGCATATGCATGGACAGGTGAGGGAATAGTCAATGCCAGATATCTTGGTGACTAGGTCTGGGTTCATGCTATTATTTAGGACCAAAAAGAAACACCCCTCCGAAGAGGGGTGCGTGGTCATTTATAATGTTATGATCTATATTATGAGTTTGACTTGACCACGAATCTCGAGACCGTGTAACCGAGAGCGGAAAGGGTGGTGGCAGCCATTCCTGCGATCTTCATTCCAGTACTCTCTGCGGGGAACACTCCCGAAGCAAGCAAAGCACCGACTACGCATGCGGCTACCGAGAGCCAGAACTCGGTGGTCTTGTATCCTGGCTTGACTGTCGGGGTCGTGTTTGTTTCTTCTGCCATGTTTGTTTACTCCTTATTGTTTCTTGTTTAGGCATTCGTCAATGAAGGTGACATCCTTCACTGAAACATACTTCTTGGGGATCTCCCCCCACACGAATAAAAGTTTTGTCTTGTCGCAACGAAATACTGGATTGCCCTCAAGATCGTGACCTACTGGATCACTTTCCTTTGGACACTCCTTCTTTGACTCTCCGAATAGAAACTTGAACATTGTGGTTTCCTTTATCAGTTGACTGGAACGGGATTGTTTCCTACATTCTCGGGAAGATCAAGTTCAGTCCCACCTAGTTCAAGGATCTTTCTGCAACTGTCAAGAAGAGCATTGAATCTCTCCAAGTCAAAGCGATTCATGCCAGATGCTAGATCCGCTGATTGTGATTCGGACAACTCCACCCAAAGAGCCTTGAATCTGCGAAGAATGTCCTTCACATCCTGATTCTCAACTCCCTCAACCTCTCCATCTGCTGGGAAGGGACGAAGAAGAGCAAATCCTACATTGTGGATCTTCGGAAGATCAAGTGATCCACTGGAAGACACCGAAGCAGCAAATGTCTCCAATCGATCAATGTAGGTCGCGGTCCTGTTTCTGTCCGGCTCCAAGAACAATCCGCCGTTGTATGATGACTGACTATGAATCAACTCCGAAGCATAGACGGTCAATCTGTCGCACAGTCCTGCGATGTCCATGTTTGAAACTTGTGATACTGGCTGAGCCATCTCTGTCTCCTTTAGGTTTCGTGTCTACCTTCTATTTATGCCCTCACGACTTGTCCAAAAAGACTATCTTGGACTTTTCAATATACCTTTTGTTCTTGGGTGATTTATCATCAAGAACGAAGTAAAGTCCCGTTTTTGAGTCAAAAAACACATCCAACTGATTCTTGTCTTTTCCAACTGGTTTGTTTCCGGGTTGTTCAACGATCTCCCATGATCTTCTAGGCATTCAATTCTCCTTGTTCTGTATGTGTTCCTTGAAGGAAGAAAGAGTCTTTGCGAGATTTGCTCTTTGGAGAGTCCTTAGTTCCTTCTTGTTCAGTTCGCCTTCCTTTGCTTTCTTGCTCAAGTCACCGATCACAGCATCCAACTTAGCTTTTGGGATTTTCTCCCCCTCTGGAACTCCCAATTCCTTCTTGAGTGCTCCTGGTTGCTTTATTGCTTTTTGGATCCATTTTTCCGGCATGACCCACTCCTTTACTTCTTGTGATTGTTTTCTAGTAGCATGAGGTTTAAGGAGATCCCATCAAACAAGACAGTAGCTAGATATCTCCCATATTTTTCTTTCTTGTCTTTGGTGGTCTGAATGATGCATTTATTCTCATATTTGACGAACATCTCCTTCACGAAGTCTTTTGCCTTCAGACCTCTCTCCTTTTCCGCAAGATTCGTGGTGCGGATCTCGGGGGTATCAATCCCCGACAGACGAACTCGTATTGCGATGCTCGTATCAAAACCAAGATCAACCTTGAGGTCCAAGGTATCCCCGTCTATGACTTCTATGAGTTCAGCATTGTAGGTGTACATGTTGTTATTTATGCTTCAGAATCCTCTTATGGCAAACTTGGTCTTGTAGTGCTGGACTACCTTCTCATCTGAATCCAAGAGATAAGCATCCAACAAGTATTCCCTGAATTCCTCCCAAGAAACCAAGAATTCCTCGGTCCTTGCCACATCGTGGGGATATGTCTTGTCCATTAGCACCAAACCATCAGACTTTCTCTTGAGGACCAAACGAACCTTCCTCCCATTCAAGGTCGTTCCCGACCAAGAAATACTCATCTTGTCGTTCATCGGGGAGAACATCAAGGTCTGGAATTGGATGTTGCCCACTGGAGGAATGACCACACCACCCTCCTTCAAGTTGATGGAGATGTTGAAGTAGTCACCGCAATAGATGCTCAAGGTCTTCTTGCTCAATGCTTGGTTTATGGTGGGAGTTGCTAGGAATTGAGGTTGATTACTTCCGACTCCTAGTTGCCCATCTTGGTTTCTTCCCCACCCATACACATCACCATTGTTCAAGATCGCAAAAGCGTGAAAGAATCCAGCGGATGTGCTCTTGACGGAGGATAGATTTACCTTCGTGGGGACCATCTGTTGAACTTGATTTCCCAACCCCAACTGACCATGGTTGTTTTGTCCCCATGAGAACAGTTCACCACTCTCGTTTGTTGCCATGGAGAAGTTTGATCCGCATCGCACATCCCTCCAATTCATCACATTGGATATCTTGACTGGAATCCTTGTGTTGACGGTGGAGGAGGTCACAGCGCCATTTCCTAGTTGTCCATTGTTGTTCCTGCCCCAAGAATACAACTCACCCGAGACGGTGACTCCGAGAGCATGGAATTGCCCAGAGGAGATGCTCTTCCAAGTGACATTTGGTGAGACTGGTCGTGGAACCAATGTGTTCGTGGTGTTTCCCAATCCCAATTGACCGAAACTATTGGCACCCCAAGAATGCAGTTTTCCTTTAGAATCCAACGCATATGTCTGGTCCTCGGAAGCAAGGACGAACACCCAATCGTTCCTCGTACCCACTCTTTGTGGGGAATTGACATTTCTGGTGTTCCCTATGCCCAGTTGACCATAGAGGTTTCTTCCCCAAGTGTATATCTCACCACTCTGCGTGAGTGCTATGGTGTGTGATTTTCCACATGACACCTTCTTCCACTTCACCGGTAGATTCACCTTGTTTGGAACTACCTTGAAGTTGTTGTCACCACTACCTAGCTCACCATATTGATTGAGTCCCCAGAGGAACAAGTTTCCATCCTTGTCAATTCCAGCAGCGTGAGTGCTTCCGGCACTCACATCAAACCAGATCTCCTTGTCCGACACGGCGACGGGGGCGAAGGAAGCTGCATTGTCGTTGTTTCCGAACTGATTGGATGAATTTCTTCCCCAGGCCATGAGATACCCAAACTCAGAATTACCACCGTCATTTGATCCATCCGACGAATTGAGGTATGGGTCAACACTATCCTGTTCAACTTGAACCAACTTGACGGAATTGAGTATCCTCTCTCCTTCCGATACATTCACCAAGAGATGGTCGATACTAGGTGGTGGGGGAATCACTACTTC